GTTTGTCCAATGTGAGCAGGATGTCAAGGATGCGGACGCTCGCCTTGATCCTTCTTTTAAGGAGGATTTTAGACGAATGTCTGCATTGTTGTTTGGCGACTTGTTTGCCAAAGTGGATAGAGATGTCCACTGGGGCAGGGTCGTACCAAAACACGGCCCAGGCGCTGTTGCGGACCAACTTTCCAGTAATGGAAAGTGGGCTTCGCGCACCTGGACCGCTCGTCTTCATCAGGTTTTTCCTGCTGAAGAGTTTCTGTCTCCTAATCTTCGAGATGAAAATCTCGAGGAATTGGATCAGGAGCTTGACATCCTCGAACCCGGGTCTGAAATCCCCGTTAAGGTGATCTCAGTCCCTAAGACGCTCAAGACACCAAGAATCATCGCTATTGAGCCGACTGCTATGCAATACGCACAGCAGGGGCTCTTGCGATGTTTCTTGTCCGCGTTTAAGGAGGATGGTTTCCTCTCTCGCGTTGTCGGATTCGATGACCAGGACCCTAATCGGGAACTGGCTCGAGCCGGGTCACGCAGCGGTGATCTGGCCACGCTCGATTTGAGCGAAGCATCCGATCGTGTCTCGTACGAGCATGTACGGACAATGTTGCAGGACTTTCCTGATTTGCTTCAGGCAGTCGATGCGACACGGTCTCGGAAGGCTCGTGTACCTGGCTATGGCGTTATCCGCCTAGCCAAGTATGCGTCTATGGGTTCTGCTCTCTGCTTTCCCATGGAGGCGATGGTCTTCCTGACCATCATCTTCTTAGGGATAGAAAGGGAGCACGGTGCCCCGCTTTCTCGTGATGCGCTGATAAAGCGTTATCACAAGCAGGTGCGTGTCTTTGGAGACGACTTGATTGTCCCCAGAGACTATGTGCTGTCCGTCGTTGATGAACTTGAGCTTTTCGGCTTCAAGGTAAACATCAGCAAGTCTTTCTGGACCGGAAGGTTCAGAGAGTCCTGCGGACGGGCTTACTATGACGGCCACGATGTAACAGTCGTGAAAGTCCGTCAGGTAATCCCGACACGACGGCAGGATGCTGGTGGAGTCATTGCTACCGTGGCTCTTCGTAACCAACTCTATTGGAGCGGGTTATGGAGAGCTGCAATGCAGTTGGATACCCACCTTGAGAAGATATTAAAATATCTTCCCACTGTGGCTCCAACGTCTCCACTGTTGGGCCGGGAGTCAGCGCTGGGGTACGAATACTCAACGCTGGATCCATACACTCATAGCCCCCTAACCAAGGGCTATTATGTGAGTGCCGAACCCCCTCGAGATTTTCTCGATGGGGCCGGGGCCCTCCTCAAGTGTCTCTTCCGTTCGGCTCCCTATAAGGGTATTCCGACCATGTTACATTGGTCGGAGCCGAGCGGGGTCGACCTTGCCGAGGTCGATTCCGAGCACCTGGAGCGTTCTGGACGCCCCGAGTACGTCAGCATCAAGCTCGGGAGGAGGTCTCCTTTTTTAAGGAGATCGGGGCCTTAAGGCCCTGCGGGAGATGAACCGAAAGGCTCATCTTTCCGTTTCTTGACCAGATGTTAG